GCCTTCTCATCCGCATCCATCTGGGCGCGTCGCTTGACGATTTTCTCCCAAACATCCATGTTATTGGGAAAGAACAAACCCTTGACCTGTTCTTCAAACTGCCTGGCGCTCTCAATTGCCAATTCAAGCTCAACGGCCTTGCCCATGTTGGAGCCTTTGAAGCCGCCCTTGTTGACCTCCTCAAGCACCTTGACCGCATCGGCCTTGGCGTCAAAATACTTGCCCAGCACCGGGCCAAGACTGCGAACGTCATCGACGGTCTTGACGGCTTTCTTGACCAGGTTGACCGCTGCGGAAACAGCAGCTAAAGCGGTTAGCGGGTCCATTGGTGTAATACCTCGGCAAAAATTTTAGCGCACCAGACCACCAGTCCACAGAGGAGGGCCGCAGCGATGAAGCTAACGGCCCAGTCTTTCATGACTTATCAGCTTTTCCGTCCAACTTGTCAAAAATTTGCTTCAAGATTGACTTGACTTCAGCAATGTCTGATCGGTAATCGTCTTTTGCCACATAGGTGTGCGGCAGATCGTTCACCTTGTCTTCCAACTTTTGAATCGTGCGAGTCAAGTTGTTGATGACATAGACGGCCAAAAACCCGGCAACTGATACGACTAAGTTGAAAAGCTGTTGGTTGTCCATGACATGACTTTGGTGGGTTGATACGCATCAATTTTAAGGCATTGTACGTTGTTAGAACAAAGCAAAAAAGTTTCCGGTACTGGATGGAGCCAGTGCGAAAATCCACCCCGTGTTGTTGCCACCATTTATTGAGTTTGCGCCAGCATTCCAAGTTGCACCGCCCGTGGCTGTTGAACGGCTGATTGACAAGAAATCAGCACTCACCGTGCCAGATGCTTTGGACAACGTGTGGGATGCTGCTGTCACAGAACCAATGGTCAAGAGTCGCCCCGCCGCACCACTTGCGTTCCAATTGGTAAACGTGCTTGTTGTGGCAGCCGTGAACAAGATGGATGTTGCGCCAGTAGCGTTGTAGGTGTTAGTGATGTTGTTGAAGGTATTCGAGCCAGTAACAGTCAAAGCACCTGCGCCGCCTTGGTTAAGGGTGCAGTTGTAGGTGTCGCTCCCACCAACAAATGTTTTAGCCGATGCACTTGTAAGGCTGATTGTCCCTGTGCCTGTACCTGCGGTTGTAATAAATTGCGTTGGCGTATTGTTGTTAAAGGCTGTTGCCCCTGAAGCGGCAATCACCAACAAGCCGCCGTTAAATATAATTTCTCTTCCTGCTCCTAAATTACTTAATATGGTTCCCGTGGAAAAACCACCTGAAGATGTGGTATTTGATAGTGTCAGGGTTCGCCCATTAAGATCAAAAATACCATTTGAGAACAAAAAAGACTTTTCCATTATTACATCATCAACAAGTTGCAGAGTTCTCGTAGCTCCTGTAAAAAGTGAAACGGCAAATGGGAACGCAACCCCATTACCAGTAATGGTTGAGGTACTTCGTGGACTAAAAGTGAGTGTAGTACCACTATCAACTAAAGTGATGCCAGTTCCGTTTGACCAATTGCCACAAAAAGTCGGGGTTGAGGCTAATGAAAACGTCATGGCGCTTGTGCGGCCAGACATATCCAAATTTCCAATGTAAACAAAACTGTTAACTGTTACAGTACCCGCGCTACCGGAATTTGTAAAAATTGCAGTGTCCTGTGCGAGTGGGTAATTTGCCGCCGCAGGTGTGCCCGCCGCAGTCGTTGCCCATCCTGTAGATGTCCAGTTTTGCGTTCCAGCAAGATTCCAATAAACTGTTTTTGCCGCTGTAAAAGTTATTCCCGAATTTCCTCCAGCATCTCCAAAACTTGTACCGGAAATTGGGGCTGCCGCGCCAGTAATTGTTATATTAAAAAAATCCCAATACTCTGTTCCGGCAGCAAGATTTGCTACGGTTAAACTATATAATGGGAATTGCGCGTAAACTCTTCGTCTGTTGGTATAACTTAAACCAGTACTGCTAAGAGTCAATGTCCCGTTAATAGTTGCGTTACTTCCTATGAAAAGGTTGCTTAAAAGTGTAAGATTATTAAATGTATTATCGCCGCCCTGCATTACATGGCCTTGTGCCGGGACATCTCCAGACCCAGTAACATTATAGTAAGTCCTTCCAACGCTGGTAAAAAATCCAGAAAAAGTTATCTGCGATGTACCAGCGTTAAGTGTTCCACCAGAAAGATCCCAAGAAAATCCAGTTCCAAGTGTTGTAGTAATTGTTGACCCATTAAGATTTACAGTTCCTCCGCTTATTTGAAATACCCGCGCAGTAACACTGTAGTTGCTTGCAGAGGTGCTAAATGTACCAGCCGAGACGCCAATAGTGGCTGGACTTGTTAATGCGCTACCAAGAGTCCACTCACCACCAATGCCGTTAAAAGTTATATTCGCAGTTGTATTACCGCCAATAGTTACACCGTTGGTGGTAATCGTTCTGCCAGTAGAAGTAGAGTTGAACGTGTTAGCGCCTGTGGCACTCCACACAGTTCCAGCCAGTAATGTCATCGAACCACTAATGGCTAACGTGCCTGTGCTGGCAAAAGTTACCGTACCTGCCGATACCGTGAAGTCCTGACAGGTTAATGCACCCGTCCTAGTAACCGTGTAGGTTCCTGCTTGGTCAAACACAACATTTTCATCAAGAAAAGGCACTGCTGCCCCGCTTGCACCACCTGAAGTTGCAGACCAGTTAGCTGTAGCTACTGTGCTCCAAGTTCCTGTACCACCAACCCAGTAATGAGTGAAAGGCGCTATGTAGGCCGATGCAAAAACATTGGTACAAGTTGTTACTGTTGACCCTGTTCCAAGGAAAAAAGGTAAACGATTTGCCACGATGTTTGTGGCCGCAATATAGTTTAGCGTTGATGGTCTAACGCTTGCGTTAATGGTTGCTGTTGCGCCCGTAGTGTTAAGCGTCAACACTTTGCCAACTGTGCCAGTGGCAGTAAAGTCGGTACAGGTTTGTGTTGTACCTGCTGTCAGGGTAATAGTAGTGGCCCCTGTCGCGCTGTAGGTGTTGGTGATGTTGCTAAACGTATTTGAACCACTGATGGTCAATGCGCCAGCGCCCCCCTGATTGATTGCGCAGTTGTAGGTAAGGCCACCTCCAATAAATGTTTTTGCAGACGCGCTCGTGAGACTGATCGTACCAGTACCTGTGCCTGCCGTAGTCGTAAAACCAATTGGCGCATTCATGTTAAAGGCATTTGAGCCAGATGCAGCAAGCACCAACGAGCCGCCGTTAAACGTCAGGTTTTTGGTTCCTGTGGCAGTAAGGAATGTAGCAGTTGCTGTAGCAGATAGCGTTAGAGTTTGGCCGTTAAGGTCTAATGTGCCATTGGTAAGCGTTACTGCACCTGCGGCGACCCGACTGACTGTAAGCGCACTGCCTAATGCCCATCCTCCACCAACACCGTTAAATGTAATAGCACTAGCTATTGTTACACCGTTTGTAGTAATGGTTTTGCCAGTTGTTGTGGAATTAAATGTAATGCCGCCTGTATGACTCCACACCGTGCCAACCAGCAAAGTCATTGAGCCGCTGATTGCTAACGTACCCGTGCTGGCAAAAGTCACCGTTCCTGCTGACACCGTAATGTCCAGACACAGCAATGCGCCCGTCATGGTGACGGTGTAAGTACCTGCTTGGTCAAAGAATACCGAGTCAGCCGCCGTTGGCACGGATGCGCCACTAGCCCCGCCTGATGATGCCGACCAGTTGGTTGTGGAGCTAGTAGTCCACGACCCTGTGCCCCCAACCCAATAACGATTTGCCATGCGTTACTCCTGTGGGGCTTCTTCGATGGGGGGCGCTGTGATAGCTGCAATCCAATTGTCCAGACGCTGTTGCTTCATGGCCTCAATTTCTGCCTCGCTGGGCAGTGGCTCCTCATCAGGAAACCACAAGGCATCACCAAACTTGCCGTATTGTGTTTCGTATTCAAAGTTGATTTTCATGTGTCTTCCTTATGCTTGTGTAGCCACAGCGATCACATCCCAACGGGTATTGTTCGCGTTGTAGATGCAACCGACATAGGTGGTCTTGTTGATTACGGTGGTGGTTGGGAGCGTTGTTCCGACCACGGTGTAGGTGGCGTTCCAAGTCAATGCTCGGGCAGTGCCGTTGTCCAAGATTCTGATGATCAGCTTGTTGCCATCCACAGGTGTTCCGGTGGGGGCTGCAATAGTTAAGCCAGCAGCTTGAGCAGTCAAGTTGTACTGATCAAACGAAGCAATGTCAGGCGTCAAAGTAGCCGTTGACGTTGTAGTGGAAACCCGTGGATCTATTCTTGTGGATGTGAGCGTGGGAATGTCAGCCGCTTGAATGGCAGACATCACCACATCTGTACCATCACCTCGCAGATATTGCCCTGAAGTCACTGCGCCAGCCAGCGCGTCCATTGCTGCTTGACGGGTAGTTTGACCTGTACCACCGTTCAAAATAGCAACAGTGCCTGTTACGTTTGAGGCTGTTCCTGTGGTGCTTTGGTTCAGCGTAGGGATGTCAGCAGATTGGATGGCCGACATGACCACATCCGTGCCGTCACCTCGCAAATAATAGCCAGCCGTAACCGCGCCAGCAAGAGCATCCAATGCTTCTTGGCGAGTTGTTTGCCCAGTACCGCCGTTTGCAAGTGCTACAGTCCCAGTGACGTTTGAGGCTGTTCCAGTAGTGTTTTGATTCAGCGTAGGAATGTCAGCCGCAGCAACAGCGCGAAAGGTTGGAACCCCTGCTGTACCGTCAGGAGCAGCCAGGATGAAGTTGGCTGTCTTGCTGGCATAGGGATTGACGGTATCGCCGTAGGCAGTGGCAAGATCAATCGTTCCTGTCGAGGTAATCGGCCCGCCCGTTAAACCCGAGCCAGTTCCAACACTGGTCACAGTACCAATGCCAATGCCAGGAGGCCCAGTCGGGCCTGTCGGGCCAGTATCACCTGTATCGCCCTTGGCGCCCGTAGCGCCCGCCGCCCCTGTTGCTCCGGTTGCCCCGGTTGGGCCAGGGACTGTGGAGTCTGCGCCTGTTGCGCCTGTAGCGCCTGTATCGCCTGTAGCGCCTGTTGCGCCTGTATCGCCTGTGGCACCTGTAGCACCTACTGCGCCTGTATCGCCCGTAGGCCCAGTTGCGCCTGCTGGCCCTGCTGCGCCTGTATCACCTGTGGCACCCACCGCGCCTGTCGCCCCGGTCGGGCCAGCGGCCCCAGTTGCGCCAGTGGCTCCGGTTGGGCCTGTAGCTCCTGTGGGGCCGGGAACTGTAGAGGCAGCGCCTGTGGCTCCAGTATCGCCTTTCAGCGGAGTGACTGAACCCGATTGATCTTTGACGTATGGCAAGCCGTCAGTATCTACAAACAGCCGCACCCTGTCCGTACTGGCCGAAGGAACCGTTGCGGCGGCGTTTTTGTATAGTTCAAACATTATGTGACCTCAAGTAAAACGCTGCGTTGCTCAAAAACAATCACCGCGCCAGCTTCCAATTGAATCTCGCGAGTGAACAGCGCCTGTTTGTTCTTTTTTACCGAGAAGACCTCATTGGCCTCCATGTAAACCGGAACACTGCCGTCAGCCCCGTCTGGACCCGCAGGGCCACCAGGCCCAGGCAAGCCCATCGCACCGCGCTCGCCTACGACTTCACCAACATTCTTGACTGTACCATCGGAGAATGTCAGGACCAAGGAGCCATCAAAGTCGATCTTGGCGCCTTCAATGGAGATGCCCGCGTCACCGTCATCACCATCTTTGCCATTTTTTCCATCGCGGCCATCGGCCCCGGCTTGGCCCTGTGGCCCAGCCTTGCCGTCAGCGCCGTCTTTTCCGTCTTTGCCCTGGGCACCTTGCGGGCCTTGCAGCTTTTTGACAGAATCAACGTGCTTCTCCAGCTTGGGCAGTTCTTTGCCCAAGAGGATGGCAATGGCCGTCAGCTTGGCCTCAACAGAAGCCCCAGACAGCAAGATTTTCTTGGTGTCCATCAGTCGCCGATGATGCTTTTAAGGAAGTCCTCGTCTTTTTTGCTTTGATTGGCTTTGTCAGCCATCTGCATCTCGACGATCTTGCCTTTGTTCTTGATGTCTTCTTCTTTGAGCATCAATTCAGCAATCTTCACCCGTTTGTCGAACTCAGCCGACTCATTACCCGCTGGCAGGTTCTTGGTGGTCGATGCGATCACCTTGGCCTGTACTTCTTGCGGCATGAGCTGCGCCTCGGTCATCAACTTGGTAGCCTCTGCCCGATTTTGCTCGGCTTGGGTGGTGCTGACCTCAATCTGTGCCTGCGCTGCTTGCAATGCCAACTGCTGCTGGGCTTGCTGCATTGCTTGAGCTTCTGGGTTTGGTGCGCTCATCTGGTCGAGCGCCGCCATCAACTCGTAGCGGTTCGTCAGGCTTGAGTTGTTCATGATGCCCTTCAAGATCAGCGGCAGCACTGGGGTGTTTGGCCCCAAGGTCTGCAACAGGCCAATGAATTGCTGCTGCTCGTACTCGCGGGCGATGATGCCCAGCGTGGCTGTCGGGATGAACTTCATGTCCGCGCTCGGATAACGCTCGGGGTCAAACTGCATGTACCGGAACGCCGCCTTTTGAATGAACGGGATCAGGAAATCTTCTTGGAAGTTGACCAGCGTTCGCTTGTACTTCTTGATGACCGTCGCCACGGCCATGCTCATGCCCGCGCCGTCGCGGTTGCCTTGGCTCACCATGCCCTGGCTGTCCAGCGTGCCAGTGGCTTGCAGCAGCATACGCTCGAACTCTTTGGCCGTGTTCAGGTTGTTCAGGCTCGTCTCGCCGAACTTGAACGGGTACAGAATTTCGGCGGGGTTGCCGTTGACCATGAACGCTTTGCCCGGCTTGACCTCGAACTTCGCGCCCCTGGGCAGCCGGGTGGCGTCCATGCCCATCATTGGGCTGGTTGTCAGCGCCAGCGAGTCCAAGTGGCTGCGCACCTGGGCGTCAATCGCCTTTTGCATGTTGTAGGACTTCTCCACCGTGCCACGGCCCAGCAGGCGGTTGGGCACTGTGTCGTCCTGATATGAGATGACCGGGCGGTCCTTCATCATGTACGGGTTTGCCTCGGCTTTGAGCAGCAAACTGTCGTTGGCGATCACGACAATCGCCTCTACCATGTCAGAGTAGTCGTCAGCCGCGCTGTCATCGGGGAACAGGTCCACGACTTCTTTGTTTTCTTCCAGTTGCTCCAGATACTCACGCGGCACCAGGCCGTAGTACGTCAGCAGCTTGACCTTTTCGTCCTTGTACTGGGTGATTTCTTGCGTTGGCTCAAGGTCGTTGTCCTCAGAGTCGGTGCCGATGTCTACCTTGCGGTAAATGCCCTTCTCCATGCCCTCGACCACCTTGTGGATGCCCACATATTTCTCAATCGCCACGCCCATGCAGTCGTCAATCGTCGTGCCGTTGGGGTCAAACAAGAAATTCTTTGGGTTGACGGGCACGATTTTCACCGCAATGCGGCTTTTTTCCACCACACCGATGGCCGCTTGCCCCATTTGCCCTGGGATCGTCCGAGTCGCAGGCTCAAACACCTTTTCAGTCTTGACAATGATCTCACCAATGCCCGTGCCGTAGATTTCGGCCATCAATTCGATCTGGTCAATGGCTTTTCTGATCTTGTCCTGCTTGAAGTCCTCCATGAGCTGCGCTTTGAGCACGCCAACGTCAATCGGGTTCTTGTTGATGTCTTGCAGGTCGTCTTCAATGTCGAAAAACTCACCTTGGCCGAAGATCGCCTCCATCACTTCAGCGTGCCGGGTCTCCACGGCCTGCTGGGTGGCCGGGGTCACAATTCTTGACCGCTCAGATTCGCGCGTTTTGTCTTCAGAAGCCCACTCACCACGGAAAATGCGCTCGAATTCCAGGTATTTTTCGAGGTAGTTCGTGTTGCGCCAGTCTCTCCAGCGCTCGCAGTGGTCTGTGACAAAGGCCGTCAGCTCCTTGTCGGACTCTGTTGGCTGCTCGAATTCGTTTTGATCCATATCAGACCCCTGAAATTACGTCCATCGGCTGCCAAGAATTATCGTCGTCATCTTCTTCAAAGTAGCTGGTGACAGCCAATTGGTCAATGTATGACAGTGAATCCGGCAAGTCGTCATGCACACCGGGCGAAGGGAACATAAGAAGCTGGTCCACGAACACGTCCCAGTCTTCCTTGCTGTTTAAGATGATTCTCCCATGCTCGAACCGTCCTTGCAATGACCAAATGATTCTATCAGTCTTCTTCCGGTTGCCGTGCGTCAGGTCCACGATGTGGCTGTACACGTTATTCTTACGCATCAGGTCGCTGAGGTACGGCAGCACCGCGTTCTTCAGCGCCCCTCTTTCGATCCCGATGCTCAGTGGCCGATAGTCGCGCATCGCCATCAGTATCTTGGAGGCGGTCTCACGGATATCCCAGCGTCCGTGCAAGATCTCTTTGACAAACCACTTGCCGTCGTCGGTCACCTTCACAATCGCAATCGACGACTCGTCCAGCCGCTTCTTACTGTTCGCCGCCTGCTTGGCCACTTCTTCAAACCCGGCCAAGTCCACCGCCACGAAATAGCTGCCGTACTCAGGCTCCTCGCCGTATTTCAGCCACTCCTCTTTGAACACGTCCGCGCCCGCATTTGAAAAAGACGCCAGGTATTCCTGTTTGAACGAGAATGAGGAGAGGGTCTTTTTCGCCGACTCGATCTCCGTCGGGTCGATCAGCGGGTTGTCAGCCGTGGTGAAGTGCCAGCTTTTCCAGTCCTTGTCCTGCTCGTCCTGCCCCAGCTTCCACAGATCATGAAACCAATTCCTGCCTTTTGGCGTCCCGATGAACATCGCCCGGCCCTTCTTGTCCGACAAACTGGCCCTGATCACCTGCTCCCACGCCTCGGGCTTGATGTCGGCCACCTCGTCCAGCACCGCATACGTCAGAGAGACGCCGCGCAGCGTGTCCGGCCTGTCCGCGCCCCTGACGTAGATCCTTGCGCCGTTGATCAGCGTGATGTCCAAGTTGTTGACGTGTGATGACTGGATCACCTCTTTGCCGATGTCCAGCAGCAAGTCCCAGATGATCTGCCTCGACTGCCCCATTGTTGGTGAGACGTACAGCACCGCTGACCCCGGCGGGCAGCGCAGCCCCTCAATGATCAGTGTCGTCGCCGCCAGTCTGCTTTTCCCACAGCGTCGCCCGGCGGCGATGACTTTGAACCGCGTCTGGTCTGTGTAGACCGTCTGTTGCCAGGGTAGCAAAGAGAAGTTGAGATCAGACATCAGTTAGTCTTTCAAGTATTCGCAGCCCAGATTTTGTGCGCCCGCACTTGCGCCAGCCAGCCGCGATAAAGCAGAAGCCGGGATTGGCGGACTTAACCGCTTCCGAACGTACAAAGGTGTAATGCCTGCTATTAGGCCAGAGGCAGTCAGCAATCCGATCCGCTTGTCGTATGAGGTCTGAGCTTCTATGCGGGCTTTCGTTCCTGAACACAGCGCAGTTGATTCCTGTTTGTCCGCTATCGTCGATGAACTTTCGCCAGACAAACATGGCGTCAGCGGTTTTGGTTCTGAGTACAACCTTTTCACCTGGCCCGACAAATAGTTTTCGTTTTCGCCCGTCGGCGTATTTATAACAACTGTAGTGTTTTTCATACAAGTCAAGGCAGTCCAAATCACCGTCTTTTGTCAGCCACCATAGGGCTTCTTCAGACATCCGTAATGTCCTCTGGCTCAATGACCGTCGGCGCCTCGCCCAGACCCGTGATGTTGATCGTGATGGCGCTGCGCTGGCTCTTGTCCTTCTCGAACATGCTCACTGGCAGCGTCCGGTCCATGCACATCTTCAGCGCCGCCATCTGACCAGGGTGCTCATCATTGAGCGCAATCTGGATCACCTTCTCCGCGACATCCTTGCCGCCAGACCTGATCATCAGCTCTTTCAGCTCCTTGATGCGTTGGTGATCCGTCTTCGGCAGGATCGCAGGCGGGTTCTCTGCGTACCGCTGGATTGTCATCTTGATTGGTCTACCGCGTTTTTTTTGTTCCACTTTGCCCTTTCGGAGTTAGTCGCGCGATTGTAGGTCAAATAGTCATTTTTCGTTTTTTCAGAGGGTTGGTGGCACCCGTAACTTTTTATAAGCAGCAGCTACCCTCCCCCCCCATGCTTCAGGCTTCAACCTTTTAGGCTTCAAGCAAACTGCAAGCGGCCAGGCGGCCAGGCGGCCAGCGGCCTGGTGGCCAGCGGCCAGCGGCCAGCGAGCCAGCGGCCAGCGGCCAGCGAGCCAGGCGGCCAGCGGCCAGCGGCCAGGCGGCTCGAAGCAAAAAGGGATGTGAGCCAGATGGTCCTTTATCCGTACACCTGGCGGCCATCATGAATCTAAATGAGAATCATTCTCATTAACTGATAACGATATCCGCTCGAGTGGATCGCCAGGCCGAAAACCCTGCGCATGCAGGTGCGCATAAATGTCCAGCGCAAAATGAAAACCCTGGCTGATATCGCCGGCGCCAGCGGCCAGCAAAATAACGCGCTCAGGCTCGCGCAGCTTGCGAGAAAAATAGACTGTATCTAATTTGCAGGGTCTAACCATGACCGGATTCTAGTGTAGTCAGGCGTAGTCATGCGTAGTCATGCCCTAACTACGCTGTAACCCGCATGCCTATTGGGCTACAGCCATTGTTAGTCATGTAGTCATATTTTTTTGCGTGTCTTATGCTGTATGGCGGCGTCGGTGGCGTGCGGGTGGTCTAGGCCCTTTTCGCCTATATATATATTTATTCTCTAACATCTAACAAATAAATGACTACATGACTAACATCCTCTGGAACCCGCATGCCTATTGGGCTAGCGCGTAGTCATGGCCATGACTACACCGCGCTAACAAACGACTACAAACGCGCCTTTGTGTCGCGAACGTGACAGCAAAGCCTTTACATTGCAAAGAAATCCTTTACAATAGAGTCATCATCAACCAACCTAAGGACCGACACCATGAACAAATCAGAAACACGCGAGCTGGCCAAGATCCAGCAATACCGCGCCGCTGGCCTGGGCGCTGACTATGTGGCGCGCGCACTCTCCGCGCTATACCGTGCATCTCGCAGCACGCAAAGCAAGCTGGAAATTTTGGCCGCAGCTACGCAGTACGGCGTCACCGATCACCCCGAATTCATTTGCTAACCAAAAACGGGGACCACGGTCCCCAACTAAAGGACCAACACCATGAAAACCAAAATTTTAGACATCCTGGCCGCGATCGCTATCGGCCTGGCGCTGGCCGCGCTGGCGCTGGCCTATTTCGACGTGCTCACAAAATAAGGACTAACCATCATGAAATCATCATCTATCGCCCTGGCCGTAAATCAAGCCTGGCCACGCATCAGCGTGACATCCAAGCTCGACGGCATTCGTTCATGGTCCCTGCAAGCGCTGGACACCTGCCCTGGCTCGCTCGAGTCGCCAGGCGTGCTTGTCGACGCCTGCAAAGGCTGTTACGCGACAACCGGGAACTATGTCTTCGCGAACGTCAAAGCACCACGCGAGCACAATCGCCTGGACTGGCAGCGCTTGGACTGGTGCGACAATATGGTCCAAGAATTACAGCGCGACGATTATTTCCGCTGGCTCGACAGCGGAGACCTTTACTCGCTCGCCCTGGCTGAAAAAGTGCTCGAAGTTATGCAGCGGACCCCATGGGTCAAGCATTGGCTCCCAACTCGCATGCATAAATTCCCAAAATTTAAGATGGTGCTCGAGCAAATGCAAGCGCTGGCGAACGTGAGTGTTCGATTCTCCGCTGATTCAATCAACGGCGAATATATCCCTGGCTTGCATGGCAGCGTCATCGGTCCAAGCGCCGATACTTTCCAAGAGCACGCTGGCGCGAGCTTGTGCCGGGCTTATGAGCACGACGGCAAGTGCTCCGGCTGCCGCGCGTGTTGGGATAAGTCAATCGAATTGATTTGCTACCCTGCGCACGGCCGGAAAATGGCCAAGGTAATTATGTTGAAAGTGGCAGCATGATCAAAATTAAAACAGCGCGGCCGATAGGTGTGCGCATGGCCGACATCGGCGCGGGCGGGCGGGAATATAACGTGAAGGAAATTAACATGATCAAATTTTCAATTGGCGACCGCGTCGCATTCGCGCGCGACGTGGTCCGACGCGTTGGACATGATAAGCATACGGCCGACGCGCGCGGCCGCGTGGTGGCCATCGATGGCCGCGTGGTGGCCGTCGATTTCGGCCAAACGATGGTCCGAGACGACGGCGAGACGGTCCGCTATGTTCCGGCCGCAAACCTAACCAAAATTCTAGCTAATGGGGTGATTTATGATTGAATCACCGATACCCGGTTACAAGCATGACCCACGGCCGGACCGATACCCGACGCGGGAAAGCTGGCCAAAGCCTGGCACTAAGGGCACCTATAAGGGTAAACCCGTGGAGCTAATGGAAATTTACTTCGCCTATCGGGCGCTTTTCAAAACCGGGCCGTATTCCACAATGGCCGCAAATTTACAGGAATTCATAGCATGATCACAATCACCCACGGCCGCGCCACGTTTACAGTCAAACCCGAAAACGCGCCAGCGATTCACGATCTACTGGCCACAATCGACAAGTCGAAGGGCAAGCGCGGCGCCAAGCTCGAGCGGCCTAAGGGCATCGATAAGCACCACAGCGCGAAGCGCGATTATCCGGTTTTCAACCCGCGCGCGATGCTGACAAGCGATTATGTGACGGCTTACGTCGCGTTAAACCGCGCGCGCCTGCACCTGGTGCCCTGCGCATTCGAGCCCACGGTTAACCGCACGCCTGAGGGCTATGACCCTGAGTTTCCGGTTTGTGTTGAGGAAATTGAAGGTGAAGTTACTTTGCGTGAGTTGTTGCAATGATCTACGCTTGCCTGGCGCTGATTTTGCGCATACTAACCAAAAGGGCCCAC